TTGTTGATAATACTTCAACCCCACAATGAACTAAATTAAAATGTTCGTTTATTGCTTTAATTAATTTAATTCTCCAAGTATTACTATCTTTACAATAATCAGCATCTTTTACCCAGTTATAATTAGATGAAATAAACTCTTTATATTTACTATTACTAATATATTTATATTCAGTATCAATAGGTTTTAATAAACATTTACCATAACAACTATTCATTAATAATTTATAAATTTTTTCAATAGGATTTTTCTTTTTCTTTGCTTCTAATCGTGTATTAAATAAATGTTTGATAGTAGATTTTAATTCATAATTTCTACCTTTATTAAAATAATATCCACGAATTATTTTGAATTCTATTTGATGATATTTAATAATTTCTTCTAATGTAATCTTATCACAATAAAATATTTCATTATTCATTTCATTAGTCCAATCTCTAATGCCTTCACTTGTAATTTTAGACATTAATGGAAATTTATATTTTTTATTTACTTTTTTTATCATAATTTCTACAAAATAACCATCATAATTTTTAATATTTTCATATTCTAAATTTTTGATAATTTTAGGCGTTCCTTTTAAATAACCACCTAATCTTTCCATAGCACTTGGATATAAACTAACAGCATCAAAATCCGCTAATATTTGGTCTGGTGGATTATCTATTTTTTTATTTTCAGAGCACATAGTTCTTCCACCATACATACATTTATTAATAAATTCTCTTACATTTCCACTTACTTCAAATACACCAGAAAATACACCTTTAATTTTCATATAATCAAGGGATAAACTCGCTATGGATACATAATTATCTAACCATAATGAATTAGATTGAAAAGGGTCATAATAAGTATCACATTCATCTTCATCTTCATCAATATTAGGTTTAATCAATTCTACTTCTGTTATTTTACTTATATTACTTCTAAATATTTCATAACCTTTTTCTAATACTACACAATCCATAACACAATACTCCACACTATATCTTATAATATCAATTTTATTATTATCAATATTACAATCCCATTTTTTCACATTCTTCAAATAATCATTAACAAATTGCCTTTGTTCTTCTAAACAAATCTCTTTACCAATATTGTTTTTTATATATTGTTCTTCAACTGATTTAATACATTCTGAAACTGATATTATGCCTTTATCTACATTTTCACAAGTATATAATCCATAAGGTAAAATTTCTTTTTCTACTGGTAAATTAAACATATCTTTAAATTTTCTTAATGGTTCTGGAATTAAAGCATAACTATCTTGAATTTGAATTTTATAATATATACCTTTACCATAATAAAATTTAGCATACGCTCTTAACAAAAATTTACCTCGTTCTATTGGTTGATAATGGGTGAGATAAGGGAATAGAAATCTTATATCATATCCGGCATTATGGAATATAAATCTAATATTTCTATTTTTTTTACTTAAATAATATAATGCTTTTTTACCACAATCTTCACCAATAAAAGTTTTACATATTTTATTTTTTGTATTTCTAATATGTAAGCAGTAAGGGATATGTTTATCTCCATCTGTGGTTGTTTCAAAATCAGCATATATATTTAAATGATTGTCTTTATCTTTTTTTGGTTTATATTCAACAAGATTAATATTTTCTTTTCCATATTCTAATGATGTTATAGTATCAAACATATCATAATAATTAGTTGAATATATTTCATCGCATAATGTAATAGGTGTTAATAATTTTTCTTTATCTTCACTTAATAATTTTATTAATTTAAAACTATCTATATATCTATCATTTGATTTTTTATATGTATTATTATTTTTTTTATATATCTTATGAAAATCTATAATATGTTTAATTTCTTCATAATTTTTTATAGCATAACTCGTAATAGGAATTTGTTTTATATGAAAATAATGTTCGTCTATTAATCCTATTTTAATTGGTTCTTTTTCTCTAATAAATTCTTCTAATTCACCTTTTCCTGTGGGATAATGGATGATTTTATTATCTGTGATTTTATTTATAGTAATATGTATATGTAATTTTAAACATAATTCATTTAATTTACAAGTAGGTATATCTCTACATTTAATAATATTTTTTGCTTGATTAATAACAAATTCATTTAATCCTCCACTAATTAAACTTTGAATAAAACAACAGGGAGCATTAGGTATAATTTGTGATACATTATTATATATTTGTAAATCAGATAAATCTAATTCAGGTATATTATGTAAATATTTAAAAAATGCCCCTGAATTTTTCTTCTTTTTTACTGGTGGGGATATTTCAATATTAGTAATGGTATTCATAGTGATAAATGTTTTAAAATCTTCATCACTTTCGGATTGTTCTGTATCGGTTTTTTCATAAATAAATATATCTTGTAATCTCCTAATATTATCTTTATTTAGTGTATATGCTTTTTTATTACCGTTAGATAGGGTATATGTTAATATCATATCTTCATTTTTTAATAATGCTTTTTCTAATAATAATTTAAGATTTAATTTATCAATAATGTTAATATTAATAGGTTGTTTATTTTCAAAATATTTATTTAAGGACATTAGATAATAACCGCCTTCTTTATCTATCTTTTGTGCTGGTTTAGTAATTAATCCGCTTCTTAATGGATTAGATTTTAAATTATATATTTCTTTAAATTTTTTGTTGAAATATTTTTGATATGATTTTGTAATTTCATTATTTCGTAAGGGGACACCCTTAAATCCTAATTCTTTTGTTCTTCTTTTAAATTCATTACGGTTTTTCTTATTATTTAATAAGGCAGTATTAATATAATACTTTAATGTTGTTGGGGAGTTGTTATGCGTTGGGTTCATTCTATAATTATATATAATATTTTATTTTTAAGTAGTTTTAATTATTAATTAATATAAATAAATAATTAAATTCACGACTAAACCCTAATAAAATTACTACTTACCTGATTAAATTAATATAATTAATATATATAATTAAATAAATTTGATTAGAAATTAAAAAAAATATAATTTTAAATCTGATTAGAATTTAAATTTGATTAGAAGCATCAAGATTATTATTATTATTATTAAAATCAACCCATTCACTATAACCCATTAAAGGATATTCTGATGGTTGTGAGATATAAGTATGGTTTGTTAATATAAATTCAATATTTCTATTAAGGTCATTTTTAAATTTAATATAATATTCATTACCAATAATAGTAATTTTCTTTTTATCATAATGTTCTTTTTCTTGTGTAAAGGAATTAGTAGCAGTATTAAGACCGTAAATATATATATTAATAAATTTTCCTGTTCTTGTGAAACTATGTATTTTTATAATATAACAACCACATAAACTTATATAATATATATAATCATCAGTAGATTTAATTAGTCCTTTACTATTTAAAATATTAAAATTATGTGCTTGATGGAATGAAGTATTCGGTAAGTTAAAATGAGGCATTTGATAAATTATATTATTGTGTTGTTTTTAAGTAGTTTAATTATTAAATAGAAATAATAAATAATTAATAAAAATATGATAAAAATTTAATTCTGATTAGAATTTGACTAATAGGTAATAGTAGAATATGAAATATGCTATATAGTATAATGTGAGATAGAAACTCATATATACACATATACATACAAATAAAAAAAAAAAAAAAAAAAAAAAAAAAAAAAAAAAAAAAAAAAATACACCATACATAATTAATTATTATTTGTTAAAAAGTTTAATATCATTAGTTCTAATTCATTTTTATCATTTTCTAATTCATATTTATTTTGTTTAAAAAGTTCTTTATCATCTCTATCTAATTTATATAAATAATTATGCTCTGCTTTTCTAATTAATTCATTTTCATAATTATTATAATTAATCTCTTTCTGAATAATCATTTCTGCTTTACTATTAATATTATCAATACTTATCATTTATATATAATTAATACAATATTTTTAAATGGTTTTAATTATTAAATAAAAATAATTAATTTGAAGATATATATTAATAATTAATTTAATCTATTTAAAAATAAAATATTATATTAATATAAGAATGCGTGAATTTACATTTAATTATGATGACGCTATTTTAATTTCTAAAAATATGATTAATAAATTAAAAAATATTCATAAAGACGATAAAGGATATTATTTTTATGGTGGAACACAAAATAACGATATAGAATGTGATTATAATAAAGATATATTAGAAGATAATGAAAGTAGATTAAGAAAAACATTTAAAAATTTTTCTAATTGGAGTAATATGAGAAAAAGTCAAAAACCAGTTGGAAATCATTTAAGATTTATATTTTGTAAATTGACTAATCAAAAAAAAATTAATGGTATTACAATTAAATTCGGAGTTCATACTTGTAAAAAATATTACATTCCTGATTGTATTAAACAGGATATTTATATTGATTAACTGCTTGTGTATAATTAGGAAAAAATGCTTGACCTTGTCCTAACATTACCTCTTGTCCCTGTGGTCTAAATCGTAATCCTTCTGGTGCTAAATTAACAAATCCAGCACTATTTCTTACATCTCTTACACCACTAAATTTTCTACCTAATGAAAAAACACTCTTTAATTTTTGTCCTAAATATCCAATCGGTCTAAATGCTTTACGAATAAAACCAAACATTATATTATATTAATATATTTTTTTTTCAATCTCTTATTATATTTTGACCCCAAATATCTTTATATTTTGTAGCATAATCAATATGGTCTGGATTATAATTAGGAACTCTTATTGCGTCAGGGACAATTCTTGCTTCTCTTACTATTTCCGCTTTCCTTCCTATTCTAAACAAATTCTTTAATTTACTACCTATAAATCCAATAGGTCTAAATGCTCTACGAATAAAACTAAACATTATATTATACTAATATATTTTAATAACCAATAAAAGCGTTATTAGACATATAATCACTTCCTCTTAAAAGTCTTTTATTTCCAGATGGTTCAAAAACAGGAAGATTAACAAATTTACTTTCTCTACCAGCACGGATTACACTTTCACGCCCAACTCTACCTATATTACCAATAGGTTCTCCAGCATAAACTGCTTTAAAACCTCTTGCTAATTTACTTCCAATACTACCAATTCTATTAACTAATTTATTACCAATCATTCCAACTGGTCTAAACACCGATTTAATAAATCCTAACATATAATATTATATTAGATTTTATTTTTATTAATAGTTAAAATCTTTTCACCAAAAACAAAATACATAGGATTATCTTTCATATTTTCTTCAATTTTCTTTTTATTCTTTTTAGGTCTTGCTTTTTCTATTGTATAATCTTTTTTATCTTCACTATTATTTTCCATTATAATTTATACATATATTTTAATTAATACTTTCTTAAAATATCGGCGATTTGTTTTGCTTCTGTTGGAGTTATTTTTGCCCTTGTTGTCCCTGTTGCTGTATTTGATGATGTTAATACTATATTAAATATTGCTTCCCTATCTTCATTATTAACATTCCTTAATACATTTGTTCTTCTTCTATTCTTTTCGGGATTTTTTTTATCTTTTGGTAGTAAAAATACACTAAATAAAACTTCATTAGACCTTCTTGCCCCACTTGGTAAAAAACCCGTCTGTCTTGGTAGTCCCATTCTTTCTTGTATTAAAACTATATCTTGATTTGGTTGTCTTCCAACACCTAATATTGAAATTGATGCTGATGCTGTATCTGCTGATGGTGTATCTGCTGTTGTATAATTAGTATCTTCATCAGGTTCAATTTCAACTCTTCTTGGAGAACTTTCTGTTTCAGTTTCAGTTCTTTCTACAAATTTTTTTATATCTTGTTCTGCCCTTATTTCTTCTTCAATCATTTCTTGTTGTTGTATTACTTGTTGTCTTTTATCAAGTTTTAATTGATTTACTTCTTGTTGTAATCTTTCATTTTCTTCGTCCATTTTAGTTATAGTTTTAAATGTTTCTTGTGCTTGTATTTCAACATCGTTTAATAAATTTCCTGTTTCTTCTTGTCTTGTTTCATATAGACTTCTTGCTTGTTGTTCTATAACATTTATACCTGCTATTAAACTATTCAAAGCACCTATACCTACTGTTCTAACTTTACCTGATGGAGCACCTAAACCTATTAATCCGTATGCTTGACCTCTTAATTCTATATCATCAATCGCAGAATTTATCTTATTTTCAAATTCTTTATTTTTTTCTCTTTCTGCTTTTAATTTATTTTCATAATCACTAATTTCGTTTTGTGCGTCAATTGTATCTTGTGATGTTTCTGTTGTTTGTGTTTGTTTAGGTTTTAATAAACTTTCAGTTTGTGTTGATGATTGTTGTGTATTATATCTTGGTTGAATACTACCTCTTGATGGTAATAAACTTTCAGTATTACTTCTTGGTGCTAATAAACTTTCAGCATTATTATTTGGTGTTGGTGTTCTTAAATTCATATCATTTCTAAATTGTCTTGGTGTATTATATGTTGAAAATCCTTGTGTTGGTTGTTGAGTTCTTAATCCGCCTAATAACATATCCCCTTCTTGAACTGGAACAGAACCTAATATATTACTACTTATCATACTTACACCACCTAATATACCTGCGACAGCACCTCCTAAATATGTTGAATAACTACTTGTATCTACTGGTGTTTCAGTTGGAATTATAGGTTCAGTAGTTTCTGTTTGAGGTGGTGTTGTTATAGGTGGTTCTGTAATTGGTGGAGTTGTTATTGGTGGAGTTGTTATTGGTGGAGTTGTTATTGGATTATTAACATTTTGTGTAAATAATCTTTCTAAATTAGCATTTTGTAATTGTTGTGCTTGTGCTATTGAATGTGATTGATACAAACCTAATAAGGTATTAACTAATTCACCCTGGGATTGTGGTTGTTGTTGTTGTTGTTGTTGTTGTTGTTGTTGTGGTGGTGTTTCTTTAATTTCATTTTCTTCTGTTGTTTCTTCTGTTGTTTCTTCTGTATTTTTATTCAATTCAACAGTAT